AATTCTCTATGATTTAAACCAAAATAATCAGCAGCAATACCTTGAATCCTATTTGGAGTTAGACCTCTTGATATAATATCAGGGTCTCTTCTTAATGCTTTTATCATAAGCAAGGCGGCTTTATACTTATCTCTATTTTTGATTCTATTAATAGTGTGCCTTACTTTCTTAGGAAGCAGGTTATAAAATTTGAGAGCTTGTGCCTCATCTATGTGATTTTGAAAAGACTGCATTAAAAACCTTATATAATATTAGATATAAAGCTATTTATATCTTTAAAGATTTTTAATGATTTTATTCAGATTTCTAATCTTACTATATTTTTTCAGCTTTTGCAGCTTAGGTTCTATATTATCATGGATATTACCAAACTTAACATATCCATAATATTCAAGAATCATCATTACGGCCATTAAATCGCCTAATTCTTTTTCTAATTTAGCGACATTTTGTTCATCATACGGGCCAAATCTAATTAATTTTGCAGTTGCTTGGCTAACTTCAGCTGCCTCTTCTGACAATATTGTCAGTGTTTCTTTAATATTCATTACTTTTTAGGACCTAATATAAAGTCCTGTTTCTCCATAGCATCATCTAAGATGCTTTTTAATATATCTCCTACGGCTTGATTAAACTGGGGTTTACCATGAGGGTCATCCATAGTTGGATAATCTACCACCTCATAATCAAAATTTATAGATTGAGTTTCTTCATTAAGCTTTATAGATTCATATCTATAAATCACATCATGATACTCTCCACCCTCTAATCTAATATACCAATGGTCATCATCTCTACCATGTTGGTCTACAAATGTCCATCTATTAAATGGAATAAATTTAGGTTTTCTTTTTGCCATTCCTTCTTTGGTATGGTATTGCTACCCACCAATCAATTGCCATTGCCACTAAAGAAGTAACTACCATCATAACATACAATACTATAAAACCAACTATAAATATTGGTAATATTATTATTGTTGCTATCCATTCCTTTGTATCATCGATGTCCACTTATACACCTCTTAGAATTTGGATGACGCTTACATCTAAATGTACCATGACTTAAACGTTTTTTAGAGATTATATTTTTATTATGGTCCCTTTTATATTTAACGTGTGGTATTAATGTTTTACTCATCCATCTTCACCAAAGGCAAGTGATGTGTAGTATCATGGTAATTTCCATCATGCTTAAATCTTCGTGTAACTGTTTCTTTGGTCAACATACCATTAAGGTTAATTTTATATGTTATTAGTTCTTGATATAAAACACCTTTGGTACTTGTTTCAAATGCCGATTTTAACGGTCCTGGTTTTGGTTCATTCATTATCATCCTCCTTTGGGTGACCTGTCTTAGGGTCAACAGGATTTAATTTTTTAAATAAATCAACATAGTCATGAGGATTATCTTCACTATGGACAACCTCTGGCAATCCATCCCAGAATTTCTTATACTTATATCCTTTATATTTTGCATTGTCTGATAGTTTACTCATCTTCTACATCTACTAAATACATTACTTCAGCCTCTGCAAAAATAGCTTCAGCCAATTTATTTGATTTATCCCATTGAGAATTATATATCTGTGGTCTTGTGGCAATGACCTTTTTAATTCCAACTTGAATAATACCCTTAGCACATTCATTACAAATAGGTAATCCATAGACATATAATGTTGAACCTTTTAAAGATACACCAGTAAGAGAAGCATTATATATAGCATTCATCTCTGCATGAACAACTAATTCATATTTTCTTTCCCTATCAGCCCATCTATCTTCAGTATCACGTATCCTTCTTGGGAAACCATTATAGCCTTGGGTTAATACTTGACCGCTCTTACCAATAACTACTGCACCAACCTGGGTACTTGGGTCCTTGGACCATGTGGATATTTCTTTTGCTAAATCTCTATATCGCTGTCCCCATTCTTGTGGTGAAATAGAATTTACGTTTTGGTAATTAGTCATGTTTAAAGTCCTCATATTTATTTATCACTGGTGGGTCATCCCTTACATTTAAAGTTTGGGCTGAATCTTCTACATCATATAATCTCATTTTAGCTCTATCAACTCCAACAACAAACTTTTTATTTTTTCCTGTTGGGTCATTATATCTATTCTTTAATTGTTTAATCATTAATTGATTTAAATCTTCTAACTCTTCAGTAGATATAATAGCAAACATTAAGTCAGCTGTGGCTGGTAAACCAAATGATTCTGAGGTATCTTCAAGTCCAATATCTGAACTAGCAAACCCAGAACGTGTGGTTTGTGTGGCTGTGACAATAGGTAAATTATACTCTACAGCCAAGCCACGCAATTCTTCAGCAATTGCCTTCACATAAGTATATGAATTTATTGCTCCACCCAAAGCTTTCATACGTGAACTTGCACATATGTTTAGATAATCTATACAAATTAAATCAGGTTTAAAGTCTCTCTTAATTTTTAATTCTTTTAATAATGCTCTGAAATGGATAGAACTTGCAGCACCTGTAGGATATTCCTTAACAATTAATTTGCCTACACCTTTGTCAGTTAGCTTATGCATCTTTTTATCAAACATATCTTTAGATAGATTCTCTAACTGGTCAAGGGGAACATTCATAAGGTTAGCATCTATTCTCTCAGCTATCCGTTCTTCAGCCATTTCCATAGTTATATATAACACATTTTTAAATTGAGTTAAAGCACCGGCTGCTACGTGACACATAAATAGTGATTTACCCACGCCTGTACCTGCCAGAGCCACGTTCAGTGACTTATTAACTAAGCCTCCTTTGGTTATCTCATTAAATTTTACTAGGTCAAATGGTAGATGTTCCTCTGCTCTATGGTAAAATTCATACCTAGCATCTGAATCATCAACATAATCATGGCCAACTCTTAAATCAAAGTTAACTCCAAGAGCTTCAGATAATACTTCAGGTAATGCATTCTTATCTAAAGTTTCATGCTTACCCTCTATAATATTAATTGAATTCATAATTGCTAGATAGATTGCTCTATCTTGGCACCATTTTTCTGTATGTTCTATTAACCATTCAACAGTTTCCTCTCCCTTTTGAACACTTATTTCAGGAATAAGAGCTAAAGAGTCAGAGCCAACGTTGGTATTATTTCTTAATTCAATACTTAGTGCATCAGCACTTGGTAATTTACTATACTTATTAACAAATCCAACAATCTCATTAAAGACTGCTCTATATGGTTCTTCAAAGTATATAGTTTTTAAATGAGGTATTACATTTCTAGTATAATCCTCATTCAACATTAAGTTCCTAAGGATTAATGTTTCAATCTTCATCCCACCCCTCTTCTAAGTGTGAGACTTTAATCATATCGGCATGGCCAATCTCAAATCTACGTTTAAGATATTCTTTAAAATCTGTATTCTCAAAGATAGGTTTCCAAAATGATTCCTTAAGAGTTTCAGCTTGACGAACCTTTTTATCTTCTATCTCTCCAGTCTTTTTATCAACCTTAGAGTACCAGCCCATAGAAGGTTTAACTACATAGCCACCTTCCATTGCACAATCTAATAGACCAGAATATTGTTCAATACCACCTTCCCATGTAACACTAATAGGAATTTTAGATTTCTCTTTAACAAATCTAGATTTCTCTACATTAATCACAAAGTGATAGCCCATAATTTCTGTTCCCTTTTTCTCTTGTCGTCTACCAAGAATCCAGATATTATCACTTGAGTAATAAATACCTGTACCACCACTTACAATAGCTTTAGGGAATAAACCAATTTCTTGGTATGTGTGATTAACTGCAAGTAATGGAATATCTCTCATAGTCAAATATGGTGTGGTCATTCTAAATAAACCTTTAAGAGCTTTTGCCCTTGACATATCTGCTACAGATTTCTCACTCATAGTATCATCTAATTCTTTTTTAGAAGCAAGGTTACCAATAGAGTCAATCATAATAATAACTTTATCTTTGCGTTCGATATTCTCTAATTGATTAATTAGGTCAAACTTCAGTTCCTCGACATTAGTAATGGGACTATGGAGTACTCGGGAAGTGTCGATACCGAACGACTTAAAGTATTGCTGGGGTGAGCCAAATTCTGAATCATAAAATAATAAAACAGCATCATCATATTTTTCTAAATATGCTGCCGCCATTAATAATCCAAAGGAAGTTTTAAAATTCTTAGATGGTCCTGCCAATACAGTCAGTCCTGAGGTTAATCCACCATCAGGGTCTCCTGATAAAGCAACATTAATCATTGGAACCTTTGTTGGTACCATCTCTTGGTTAGAAAAAATCTTGGATTTGTCAAGAGTATCAGTCTCTTTAATCCTAGAATTCTTCTGCAATTTATCCATTATACCCATTTATATCTCCTATTAATTTCAAAGTATACTACTATTATATCATAAATATCAGCCAAAGTAAATAGATTTACATAAATTTATCTAAAGTTAATGGTTCCATTTCTAAAGATTTTGATTTATTATCTTGTATAACAAAGTCATCATATATCATTTCACATCCACCCTCTAAAAATCTTTTAATATTATATGCCATATCCTCAGCAGTAGTTACTGGCACGTTCTGGCATATGTGATTTAAATTCTTCTTAGGGTCTATAAGATTAAAATCTGTTGGCAATTTCATAACACCCATTGCCTCTCTATATGTTAGATATCTATCTTCATCTGGGTGAGTTAATTTAAAAGGTAGGTGAGCAACAAATGCTCCAATAAAATCACATGGGATTTCAGTACCTCTTCTCATTATATTACCATCATCATCTAATTTTTTTTGCATACCTCTTGCTTTGTGTGCTTTTTCATCTTCACCAAAACCTTCTAGCCAATCTGCATAGTCATTATAATTACTGTGTTTTTCAATATATTCTTGAACATTAACACTTCTTTTTAGTGTCTTTTGAAAATCATTATGGCTCATACCATTATGCAATACTTCTAATATATATTTGTAATGCAAATCATCTTTGCTTGGTGTATTTTCATTAGTTAACTTTGACATAGGGTCAGCCAAATCATATTTAGTATTACGTATTAAATCTTCTATTCTCTCATTAGGTCTATCATACCAATCAAACATAGGAACACCATCACCTTTCCAGAAAAAATAGAATGACCTATCCCGTACTTGACTTAATCCATGTAATATGCTTTTTGTTTTATATAAAGAAAATGTATAGCCATTCTTTTTTGCTAAGGCTCTTAATTTTTTTACAACTGGCTTACCCAATTTGGTAGCTAACCTTGGAGCATTTTCTCCCCATAGTACCTTAGGCTTTACTTGCTCTAAGATATGCTTTGCGGTCTTAGCCATATAATCATTTATTTCTGCTTCACCTGATGGTGCAACATTTAAAGAAGAGAGACCAGCACATGGACATATAGTATTAACTACATCAACATACCTTCCATTTTCACCTTGCTGTCGGCCATGATAGATATGTGGTTCTCCTAATATATAATAAGGAACATAATTAGCACCATCTTCAGGGTCACTACATTGTTTCCTATAGTGTTCTACTAAATGCCTGTCATGATTTGCAAATTCTCTATATGACATAATGTATGCTGGCCTTTTGCCAAATACATTTTCCATTGCTATGGTTCCACCTCCAATAAGAGGTACTATGCTAGCCCATTTAACTGCTGCCATTCTCTGCTTCTTGTACTCTTTTTCTCAGTGAGGTTGAGGAAAATGAATGCTTTCTTTTATTATAATGAACTTTGCATAAACCTTTTCCGGTGTGGTCCTTATCTCTATATTCTTCTCCAACTATTCTTATATCAGGCTGAATAGATAAAACCATATCAATTATTTCTTGCTCAGTTGAGAATGGTATAACCTCATCAACATACCGACAAGAGGATAGTTGGACAT